TTAATCTCTTTTGCATTCAACGAAGTGCTGTTCTTAATATTTAAGAAATTACTCATAAAATCTGAATTTGAATAATCTTTATAAAACCCACTATTGCTACTATCAAGCGATGTGCCTGGAATCTTAAATGTATCTGTTTTTCCTTTATTAAATAAGCCATATTTTTCATAATCGTCAATATGCTCGCTAATTCTAAACTCTGGCAATACTGAAAAATCTTTTGCTATCAACTTTAATTCATAACTATAATCTGAATATTCATTAAACCATGGCTTAGAAGGATACGATTGATACGTTACAGTGCTCCCGTTTTTTACAACTAAACCAGCTTGCGAACCAGCTTCCCACAACGCTTCGCCGCAATATATATCTACCATCGAAGCAATTTTAAACCCATCAGAAAAATATGATAATGAACCTGTTTCTGCGACAGCAACACCCATCTTAGCTACCACTGATTTTGGATTAGGTAGCATATGTTTTCTAGAATATAAAGCTGCCGGTGACAAACCTCTAATCATAGATCTATCATGCATTCGCATTGCCGCAGCAACGCCAGAGCCTGTACCATAATAAGGATTGGAAAAGAAATAATTATTTTGCAACTCACCTGAAGATCCTGAAAGTCTTAGGTCTGTCGATGATAAAATGGCGCCAACTGTTACCGCCGTATCAGTAGCCGGATTAACAGCAGACGGGCCTGCTGCGACAGTTCTAGTTAAGAAATCATCTTGTGGATCGAGCAGCCACGCACTTTGACTAATATTATAATTGTTTACACCAAACGAATTATTAAATGTGGCGCCTAATGTAACTCTATTAGCAGAATTATCTCGCCAATATTCATTATCATACCCAGCACGTTGAATTGATGATGAATAATATTCATTATACAATGAAGGATATAAAGCTTCTGAATATACAACCCAATTTACACGATACCCAGTTTGAGCAACTGCAGATGTCAGTTTATCAAACGAGGTTTGACTGTTAAGTTGATCAGAAGAAAAAACAAAATTATTAAAAGCAGTTTCATCAAAAAAGATATGACTGTTATTATGTGTCGCTTTAATAGTTACATCTTTAGTTGTCGATATAGAAAAATTAATAAGAGTTGGCCTTCCTTTTGTAGACAACGGAGTAAGTCTATATTTAGCTATCGAATCACTAGAGCCGGTTAAAACTGAAATCTGGTTGTTCAGCTTTTCTTTATAAAGAATTGGGTTATCACTTTGCCTAAATCCAGCTTTCTTCCAACTCCATCCATATAGATTTCCTCTCTTTGCCATAAGAAGATTAAAATAATGAGTATCTAGATTATTTGCAGCTATAGCAACTCCCATAGTATCTACCACTAATGGGGTATTAATATAATTTGCAACATTAGCAGTTGTAGCATATCCAATAATATTAGTTGAATCATCAACTGGATCTCTAATAAACAAATTTAATCTATTTGTAGACTGCACAAAAGAAGGATGAGCAGATGCTGTATAACTACTACCGGTAATGAAATCAAAATACGATTCTATGCCAGCAGAAGTTGAATAATATCCTTCAAGTGTGCCAAACGTAGGTGCTAGTTGATAATATCTCATATCATTTGTAGAAGAAGATATGTTCAACGATGCAGTAAACCAAGCATAGTTTTTGTCTTTTCTTGGAATTTGATGTTGTACAAAGAAATTGTCATAAACAGAAGCAGTTGTCGGCGTATCCGCAGAAAGTCGTATGTCTTTTGTAGTATTACGAGGAATCTTATGAAAACTTGCTGATTCATCAGTAGAGGCTCCCCAATTAGATGTCACCCAAAAAGAATCCCTACCAAATTTAGCAGAATGTCTAGCCAAGTGTGCGCGCAGTCCATAGTCCTTGCCATGAATATCATACACTCTAATGCCCGGTATGCCTGAACCGGTTGCTTCCGAAATTGTTCCACTGGGGCCCTGAGATGGCTTAATTACTGTTAGATTTCGATAACTTATACAATTATATGGAGAAAATTCAGAACCACGAAGATCTTGAAATCCCCTTGACATCACTTCAGGGCCGCCATGTACTGCAAATCGATTGACTATTACAGTTTTATTACCAGAACCAGTAAATTGCGTCGGGGCATATGTTAAATCAAAATCAAAATGGCCATCTTCTCCACGGTGTAAATTAATAAAGTTATTTATAATATTCGTAGAAGAGGATTTAACCGTTGTTATATGATTAACTACAGGCGTTGGAAGTGCGGGTTGTTGATCGATAAACCTTCTTGGATTTGTATATGCGCCTACAGTATATACAACTTCATAATTCTTACTATAGTTACCCAAAACAGAAGACGTAGTGCTCTGTATATTGCGAATATTTACTGGGCGTTTTGCTAACTCATCACGATAATAAACTGCTTTTTGCGATGCAGTCATTGGATAAGGAGTTGCGCCTACAGCATTTGCTTCAGGCCAGGGATAATCAGCCCCAACCATACCTATCGCACCTGTTGTTGTATTACCCGGCCCATAACCAGTATCACACACACCTAACACTATCTTCCAGGCTTCAGGGCGAGTTAAATAATTATCTAAACCACTGGTAAAAAGAGTCTTAGTAGAGCTACTCTTGTTTAATGCAACATGTCGCGATTGATGACCACCAACGGCGAACTCTGTGAATGTGCCCTGCATTGGCTTTTCCATATCTGGGCCATATACATCATGATGTAAGTTTGTAATTTCAACAGCGGCAGTAACTTTCTGTACAACTTGCATATTATAACCAGACACCACAGAAGAGCTAATAACATTGAAAGGAAAAGCGAAAGAAGACTTAAAATTACTATATCCCAAACCATCTTCCCAATCTCTACCATGTTGAACCTTCATATGTCTCTTAATGTGATCTTTATATTTATTGCTAACTTCCCATTGCGATGTTTCTTCAAGTAATTCCATATCATCTCGAAATGAAATCAAGATATTCTTAGGAATAAAATTGCCATCATCGGTATTAACTGGCCCTGCGGGATACAAAGCATTATAAACAAAGTGAATATCTTTTTTATGTTCAAAATTTGTTCCACCTCTGAGAAGTATTGCTTTATTTTTCCGACCAAAGGGATTTTGTAATTCAAGATTATACGTTTTAGCAAACTGTCTATCTGACATCCAACTACCGGTATAATTTGTTCCACCAGCATCACTAACAACTGGAGCGCTTTGTGTTAACGTGGGGGCAGACCATATAGTATCGCGAATTGTATTTCTTTGAGTATCAACCGTGGCATCGCCGGATGTAAGCTCGGCCGAGGATCTATCTGCACGTTGAAGCCAAAAACGTGGTTTTTCGTTTGTTTTTCGCGGAGACGTTTCTAACCCAGACGAATCTTGCACCGCTGCCCATGATGCCTCTGACCAACCTGTCAACAATCCATATGGATCGTCTGATTTAAACTCCATTGTTGGAAATTTTGTTTGATACTTATTTCTCTCCAACACATGACTTTCAATAACATTATAAATATCACCACTATATTCCGCTGATGCTGGCAATAATTGTCCGATAATTTCTGCGATTGATGAATCGAACCATTTAAAATATTCAATATACTTCTCCACATGCTTAACTTCTGTTACTCTGCGAAAGAAAATATTCCTCAACTTCTCCAATGCTTTATATCTATCACGATATCTATTAACGGGTTCGCCAATGATATTATTAAAATCAACAACACCAGCAAAGAATTGCAACATATCTTCTGAAATTATACCATATATGCTCTTTTCTAAGACAAATCTATAATCTGGTACTGTTTGAACATTTCCAAATACCTTATCATCATCAGATAAAATTTGGACCATATCTGACGATACAACTATTTCCGGATCTGTAAATTTATATGCACTTATTGCCTGTGAGTTTACAACATCACTCGACGAGGTACCAAAACCAGAACCAGATCCGGCAAGTTGATATCCAGCTAAATTTCCTAACCAGCCGTAATTATTACGAAGCACAGCAGAGCCAGAGCTTATATCTGTCACTTCGTTTAATGCGCCGTTTGCATTAGAGCCTGTGACGTTATCAAAATTCCAATTAAGCGCTAATGTATTCCAATTTAAAATATCCAATCCTTGATTGTGTGCATGATTTTTATCACCCCAAGGAGAAAGATGGCGATTCGATCCAGAAACTCCGCGATTATTTACATCAAAAGCATGCTGTTCTAAATCACTATCCTCAAGATATTTTGCCCAATATTTAACATCATTCAATAAAACATCAGACTTGTATAATAAAGCGCCAGTAATATTTGTTTTTTGGGCGCCGGCATATAGTCTTTTATTTGACCTTAATATCTTCTGGCCAGCAGTTTGCGTAATAGAAGCTGATGTTGAAAACGTGTTTTGCACATCTCCCATTACTGTATTGATGCCTTTAAATATAACATCATAAGTGTATGTGGTAGAACCAGTAACAATTTCTGTTAAAGGATAATTGCTTGGCTTTATTCTAACAGAGAAATTCCATTCGGTGTTATCATAAACATCATAAAATATACTACTTGTTAACGGCGTATATTGACCCGCAAGAGGATCGCCCGAAGATGTAAGCATAAAATAAGCATTTTTAGAATACTCTGTATCTCTAACAGCAAAAGCTTGAAAATTGGCGTAGTTATCGGAACCTGTTACAGTTGTTGTATCTATTCCAAGGCGGGCGCCCGACAACGACGAAGACGCAGGGACCGTCGCCATCCCAAACAAAGAAGAAGTTGTAAAACTTCTATCAAAAGTATCGATTCTTTTTTCAAAACTCGGAAACAACACATCTGCTTCAACAGTAAAGCCGTATCTGTCTTCGTATGTATTAGCCGATGAACTAACATTGCTTCCAGAAATATAACCGCGTGTTTCGCCGTCTGAAACAGCAGTTACCCCCTCTTTTGAAGCATTATAAATTGCCTTAACTTCTGTCGCAGATAAAATATCATTCCAAACGGCTATTTCGGCTAAGTTGCCCTCCCAATTTATATCTTCGGCAACTCTATTTCCTATAATTGCGGCGGCCGAAACAATACCATAATAGTCACCTGTCTTGGTGCCAGAATAATGCGCAACGGTAGTCTCGACACCATTAACGTAAATCTTCGGATCATTTGTTGCGGCCGAGGCGTCATATGTAACAGCAATATGAGTCCAAGTATCTTCTGAAAAAGCTTGCGTAGATGTTCTCCACCCCACCGCGTTATTACCATTCCATTTGCTATTAAAAATAAGGCGCTCTGCTGTGCCAGTATAAAGTACAATATCAGAATTACCAAAATCCAATATTGCGCCGGTGTTGCTGCCTCCTTCGCCCGTTTTATATACCCACATAGAAAAAGACATTTTTTCAGTAGAACCGCCGCTGGTATCGTTGCCTATAATGGCGTCCCATACTGCAGCGGTTCCGATATTAACAGCATCATCGGTGTCTTCAAAAGTATAACTTGCTGTTTGTACATAAATCGAAGGATATGAAGCAGCGGCAAATGCTGGACGATTTCCAGAATCGCCAAATGTACCATCTACATTTTCAACAGCAAGAGCGTTATCTAAAACATTATTGACTGATGACACATCTTTATCCATTCTCCACCAACCCTTTAAAGAGCTAGACGCAGCATACAGAGATGTTCCTCCATACCAATCATTTTTAGTTAAATCATAAGTAGTCGCATATGGGCGGGCTTGATAAACAGTTCCAGATAAGTTATTCTTATGATTAAAATTCAAAGCTGTCTTATTAACGAGAATTTGAGTAAGATTGTTTTTTAACTCATAAGTTCGTCTATTAGAATAAGCATTTAATTTGATCAGTCTTTCATCGATATTAAAACATCTAAATACATTGCGAATTGCTTTTTCTGTGCCTTTTGCTTTAAAGATGTGAGCAAGGTTGTTGTAAAGATTCAAATAAATTAAGTTCTTTGTTTCTGTTAGATCGCCTTCAAATAATGTAGTTTGATCTCGATTCATAAAACGCTCAAGTACATCTGAATCAATAAATGTTTCTGGGGTGTATAAACCCAATGACTGTGGCAGATGCTGCGCGAACGGCAACGGCACATACGAAGAGCTAGTATATGTTTGATTTCTAAATCTGGCAACAGACGATATTAAAAGATAAAGTTTATCAAAATAAACACCAATAATGTGTGACATTATTTTTAAATTATTAATGTCTGCGCCGGCATCATTATTTTCTTGCTCTTCCACCACCCAAGCCGGTAACATGCTCAATATTGAAGTATTATTATTTGAATCATGAAAGGAGCCGCTACTTAATAGATTTGTTTTTACCGTCACCACGTCTGGATGATCTGTGCGAATAATTGGATCTTCGTATTCTACCGTCGCTGCGCTAGCTGATATTATCGCGGAACCGGTATTTCTAGAATTTGAACCATAACCAGTCCAAGTTCCGTTACTAATCCTTCCGCTATAGTCTAATACTACATTATCAGTGGTGCTGGTTCCCGTTATACCTTCGTTAAATTTATAATAGAGGCCAAGCGTTGTATTAGAAATATCTGTATTTGTACCAGCGGCGACTTGGGTAAAATAATGTTTGGCAATCTCATGAGAGCTTCTTCGGATTTTCCAAAAACGGAATTCATCGAGAGAACCGTCTAGTTTACCGCCGCCGGCTAGCTCAGATGGGCCGTCATGACTAGCTGACGCTTCCGAAAGCGTACCAGACGGAGCAGTCAAGAGGCCGGCGATTCTGCCCATCATATTTTTGGAATTTAGCTCATTTAGATTTGCCGTAACAACATTGGTATCATCCAACTGTCCGTTGATGTGTAGTTTAGAGATAAAGTTGGATCCACTATTATAGAATGAAAAAGCGTAATGTCTCCATTCTCCTAAAGAACTTGAACCGGCGCCAATTGATTGTTGAAAAATTCCTGTTGCCTTCGTATTTGGAGCAGCAACACCATTATCATTACCCGATTGCGCTGTGACTATCCATGGTTGGGCGCGAGTGCTAGCATTTCTCAAATCAAGCGCAATCGTAATACGACCAAAATCGGCGCTAGAGCTTAATTCATTGTTCCACATATCAAAAACTACTTGTCTTTGGGTGTCTGTCACTGTCGCATCCGATCCGCTTTTATACCAAAATTCAACAGTTACGCCATTATCAAAGTCTGATTTTAAATTTGATTCACGTGAGCCTGAACCATAATTGCTTATGAGACTATTGTTTGTGTAAATGTCGGTATCATATACATTGGCAAAACTTCTGTTCGACGAATTAGGATTTTGAAATAACTTCGCCGTAGTTGCAGCTGTGACTGTGTTTGGGCCACCATAAACGGTAATATATTCGGTGGTAGTCGATACACCATAGCCGCCGCTAGCTGCCAATACATTTTTTCCAGCGGCAGTGGAACCCCTATTTCCCCAACCATCAGCACTTAAGATGACATAACCTGTGCTTTTAGGATAAAGATTGTCAAAAACATATTTGTCAATATCTAATGATTCATTATAAAATTCATTAGTCTCGGCGTCAGAGCCATCATATGGATAGAAATCAGCAACCCTCTCCATTGCAGATTTATAATATAAATATGCAGAACCATATCTAGCAAAGTTGGCAGGATCCGTATAATCAACTTGAGGAATATATGTTTCCTGCTTCTCGCTGACAGCCTTAACATTTCTTTCCGACTCTACCTCTTGAAAAGCTTCTTTATTGGTAGTATCGGAAAGGTAATTGTTAGAGTTGTCTGTGGAATCGAAAAGCTTTTTAATACTCATAATCTTCTACTCGAAACTTAAATGTTTGATTTTGCTCCATCCAGGATCGTAAAGCTGCATCGTAAAACGAGAACTTAAATGCATATTCATATCCAGGCTCTAATAAGCCCATATCAAAATCAAAATAGTTCCCAGAAACGTCATGTGATAGATATGTGTGATAATCGCTTCCAGTGCCATATGGAACTGCCTCATAAGCATCCAATGTTCTTAATACCCGATAAGAAGCACTATAGATTGTTACCACAGGTGGAGATGTTTTTGCTTTAGTATAAATGGTTGGATTCCAATTTTTATTCCTTACATATAAATTAAATCTTGCCGTTTCATCTGATCGATATTTATCATGTAAATTAGTAATATTCAAATAATAAATTGGCTTTGCAATATTATCGCCACCAGATAATGTCTTGGGTTTAAACGAAGCAGTTGCATATTCCGTACTTCCGCTGTGCCATATATCATATAGCGTCCCTACGGGTGTTGAGGCGGCAGTAATAGCGACAGAAGCTGAATAAATACCGGTAGAGACATATCCACCAGTTATATTAAGCTTACTATCATATAAAATCAACTTTGAACCTGATGGTGCTGTGTCATCTGCTGAGCCAGAATATAAACTAACTAAAACGCTTCCCGTAAGAGTCTCGCTGCTAGTGCCAGGAAGATTGGATAATTGTCCACGAATATAGTTATAAAGATAAATTGTATTCAAATTATCAGCAGCTTGTGCCATGGAGCTACTATAGTAAAAGTCGCCTCGTTGATCTACAACGCGATTATCCCAACGGGCTTCAACAACAGGTCGTTTGAAGAAATATTCTGAACCTCTGGCGAAAAACCGTTTAGTATAATAAGAAACAGTGGCGCCTCCGGTAAGAGGCAAGACAGAATATGAAGCAGTGTTGGCGCCAACTGAAGCGCTGGCTTCATAACTAGACGAAAAATGAACGCCTATTCCATTATTTGTGATTGTGTCTGCAATCCAATGTTCTACTAAAGGCGTTATGTCAACTCTAATGTCCTCTAATCCAGTAGTTAACGAAACATTAAATTGAGGATCTGCTGAACCAGTTCGATAGGAGCCGCCAACGCTGTCATATGTCGCGTAACTACTTCCTGTCCAGGGCATAGTGTTTGATGCGCTCATCCAGTTGGCGCCGATGCTTCCTCTAGTAATGTCGCTATAATTTTCGAGATCCAGACCAACACCCTCTTGCCAAGTTTGTGCCACAGCACGAATCGATAATGTATAATCAACTGGAACGGTTTTTGAATGCCGTGCGTTAAACATTCGAAGATAAAAACTCACACTACCACTAGCAGGAATTACTGAATTTGTTCTATCAGTAGTAATGTCTGTAATAGGAAACTTTAATAAAATTCTAGAAAGCTCTTGCGATCCTTCTGTTGTTGATGTATTTTCAGTTTGTCTTCCATAAACTGAAAACGTCTCCAAAACATCGGCATGCCCTGCATTGGCACCAGTTCCTCGTGTAGCTAAATTAGACTGATATGCATTTGTAATCGTTGTATCGGCCGAAGCAGTATAGCGTTTTAGCATTATCTAATCTTTCCTTTGAAATCCGACTTAGGAAATTTAATCTCCAAAATAGCATTCTTTGGAACAACTAAATAGCTTCCATCCGGTGATAAATTTGAATTAATATTTATTTCTGCTCCGGAGTAATCACCGCCAGTTTTATTATTCAACTTTACTTTCACCACATCCAAAACACCTTTTACATTCTTCAATGTTGCATATATATCACTGATATAAATCGGTTCTCCAATAAAAAATGCTGTTGAATATTTGTTTTTCAAAGCAGTCATACAAGCGTCTAATAAAATAAATCTATCTGCATTCGTTGCCGGTTTGACAATAAAATCAATTCCTATATTAATAATATATGGATCTAAAATATCAATTGTATCACTTATCATTCTAAAATTATTTAGCCAAATTTTTAAGTTGTTTTTTATTGTTGAATTTGTTAATGTTAATTTATTATTTTGATCTTCTGAAATAACATACAAATTCAAATTTCGTTTAAGTGAATCTGGATCTCTCTGTATTGAGCATCTTTTAATCGAACCAAATTTCGGTGCCATTCGATATGCAAGATTTTCGTAATCTGCTTGTGTAACTGCTCTATTTTGAGTAGGAAATGTATCAAAAATTCTTCTTTTGATTTCATTAGTGGTAACACTCGTAACATCCCCAACTATCGGCTCTTCATTGTTAACTTCTAATGACGAAATAACCGACTGCAATGTGCTTTCAGTTAATGTCTCTCTATTCGCAAAATCCATCATAACGCTACTAACTGTCTTAATTCCACCAACGCCAATATTTGAATTAGTTGGATTTGTGACTCTATACATAATTGTTAATTTAGTATTACTAGGAACAATTCCATAATTTTCATTTCTAGAAAGACGAGTTGGATCAAAAGTAGTATCAGTAACGTAATCTTTTCCAAAAACATTCATTGCTACAGCTTGTGGGTTAGCAACAACATTTGATTCGCCAGATTTACCACTTCCAAACTGAAGATATGAATTAGTTCTATCTCTATCGACAACAAATTTGCGAGAAACCAAAAATGGCTTAATAATAGAAGGAACATTATCATTCTTAAAATTAGTATTCGATATCTCTTTAAATACCATATCTTGCGCAAGATATTCTACTTCAAAATATTCATTACCTTCTGAATCGGTAACGCTAATAATTTCCGAAACATTTGCTGACGCTATTTTTATCTTTTTAAATCTCTCATAAGCTCCAATATCATATTGTTCCTGTTTAAAATACCCTGAAACAACTCTTCCGTAAGCTTTAATAGCATAATAAGTGGGAGCACCGGTGCTAGCATCCACTCTTGCAGTAACAACTGGATTTCTTGGTGCTGCAAAATCTATATTTTCTGTTAAAACAAAATTTATTCCTGTTGAAGAAGTAAATCGAGTACCTTTTTTCAAGATAGGAATATAATCTGTATCCGGTCCAATACCAGTGGAGGATGCCGGCACAAGAATAAAAAGAGCAACTACTCCATATGTCGATGGTCGGCCGGTATGTTTGTACCCCATTATTTTACCATGACGTAATACATTATTATACTGGTAAGCAGTATCTAAAAAAGCTTCATTGACGTTATAATCTAAATAAAATGAAAGCTGATCACCAACATACGCCACAGCATCTAACATCATAGAGCCAAACGATGCTTCGCTAAAATCCTGAAAAGTATCTGGATAAAACCGTTCTGCAATTCCCATTAAATCATTTCGAATGCTTTGATATTCTCTATGAGTATAATCAATCGGTACAATCTTTTTTTGTTCATCTGACATAAAAAACCCTCATTTTTAAATAGTAATTTCTAAGAAATCTCTATCACCAATATTCGGAATAGAATAAATTATAGAAAACGCTAAACGATTATTATCTGCATCAGCAATACCGAAAGCAATATTCATTATTGATATAACTGGTAAATAGATATTAACTTGTTCTCTTATTTTACTATCTATTTGTGATTCGATTCCAGAACCATAATTTTCAAATAAAAACTGTTTCAAACCTACTCCGAAATCTGGATCCATCACACGTTCACCAGGATCAGTCAATAAAAGCATCTTTAAATTTTGTCTAATCAACTTCTTAATACTCTTTATCATTACAAACCCGTCGCCATCATCCAATTCTAACGGAAGTGCTACACTATAAGAAGCCATTTTTATTTACCTCACTATAAATAGGATCAATCTTCTTTTTCACATAACTGTCCATTAGAATCAAAAGGATTAGATGCTTGCATCCGTTTTTGCCAACGAGGAAGCAAGTGCTGGCCGGGTGGAAGCTTGAATGACTCACGTAGGCTATTTAAAATAATCTTACCTGGCTTATCGGCGGCAGCATCGCCAAGATCAAAATCTCTAGAATTATAATGCGTTTTAAATAACTTTTTCAAGCGACTCTTTGTTCTTCTTAATAATACTTGATCCCACTCATCGTAAGTGGTAATAAACGGCGCTGGCCATTTGGTGCGATCATCAATATTAGCCCAACCTTCTGCGCTAACCGTTGGTTCACTAAATGTACTGACGCCATCGTCGCCTTCGGCGGCTGCATATTCAATATACATCCCTGGTTTTGTGCCGGCACCTATTGTAGTGTCAGAGGCGGCGCCAAACGCATCGCCGGCGGCAACAGTAACCTCTCCAATAGATGGCAAGAATGCTTCAGTATTATATATTGCCAACATTGATAGAATCTTCTTCATTGGAAGGGCATATTGTGCTACTAGTTTATATGTATCATCATTTTTAAGCATATTAACCAAACATAACAACAATTTACTATCCCCATCAAATGGAGGTATTTTGCCAACCAACGTATCTAGCGCATCAACTTCTACCGTTGTCACAGGATATGCAATGCCGCTCATTACAACTGAAAACTCTAAACCATATCTTACTCCTAATTTTCCAGTTAATCCAACAACTCTTCCGCCAGCATCAACAACATGTTCCAAAGTGCCAGGATAAACTTCAGATATCAATAAACTATTATCATTTGCTTTAATAGTCTCTAACGCAGCAGCTGGTGAAGTTTTTGTACCATTGATGCTTATATATTTTTCGATTCGATATGGTTTAGAGGTTCCGGTACTTTCACCATAGATAGCCACATCGCCAATCGGAACTGTTACCTGATCTGCCAAGGGACGCAAAACATCATGATCTTCTTCTACATGAAATTCTCCTGCCATATACACAGTATCGCCATCGTCATCAGTTGCAACATGATAATAGCCAGTATACATTTCGCCTGTTTCTGTATTCGAAAATTCAGTACCATTAGTGTATAATTCTTCCCCTTCAGTTGGAAGATCTACAACCTCTTCTTTGACATCCTCGGCAATATCCAATGTGCTATCGTTAGTAAACGCTGTAGACATAAGATAATAATCTAAATCAAATACATCTGGTTTCATATCCACAATCTTTAAGTTATCAACGAACTTTTCACCCATATAATTCAATTGTTCAATAACCAATTCCTTAAGAACTAACTTAGCATATTCTTCAGTTACTTGAATAAACTCCAGATTCTTATTAGAACGATAATTTTTCAATGTTTTAAATTTACTTACTTCATCTAAATCTTTCGCTTCTTTTAAATCCTCTCGATAATAATAATCAAAATCTTTTACTTTTTTGCTTAAATATTCTAACGCATCATATGTGCTTTGCGGTGGAGTGAATCCCTCTGAATCCATTCTTCTTACATATGTCTGAACAGACTGCTCCAAAAAAGCATACCAAAATTCACTATCCTTAAAGGGATTAAAGAATTCCCAGCCGGCTTTTTGGGCGCTCTTAAAATGTCTTTCCATATCTTCAACAATATATTGTGCAAAAAGCGAACTATAAGTCTCTGTAAATTTAGGATAAAACTTTGTAAACGTTGCTATAGCTTTAATAAAATGTACACTTACGAATGCTCTAATGCCGGCAGTTATAAGCCCCTCAATTGCCGCCACCGATGGGCGTTCTAAAATCCTCTCATATGGCAACTCTTTAATACAATCTGGATCGGATTTTAACCTTTCGTCTTCTGGTAATTGAGGATAAACCTCATCTATTTTGCCTTGAATATCTCCAAAATCAATCAAATCTGTTCTCTGTGGCTTACAAGGACTTATTTCAGGAAACATTACATCCACGAAACCTACCCAAGCTGAACTAGTTATTGGAGTAATATATACTGGTGGATTCATATACGTTCCGCCAAATTGTGCAGGATCTAAATAGAAAACCCTATTAGGTGGGCCATCGTTATTCTCTTCATTATATTGCATCCGACTAATGCCCAGTATCATATCATCGTTTAAAATCTTTCTTTCCTCACCATCCTCATCTAGAACTGTTGCTTCATAATACGAGGCGCCGGCGCCGGTGAATGTCTGATCATTATCAACAACATACTCAACATCCTCTTTTGTCAAGCTATCAAAAGAAGCACCATAAGTGAACGCTGGAGCATTGCCGGAAATTTCTGAAGCAAATGTTTGCGCAATAGTAGTCATAGCAGTATCGTGAAAAGTTTTAACACTATCATTAGTCACACTAGCTCCGTTTTTATTCAATATCTCTTTCAAAAGTATGACCTGTGGTATATAATTGGAGGCTGCTGTTTCAAATGTTGACATAAATTCTGGATAATCTGATAAATCAATGCCATCAAGTGTGTCATCAACTGATAAAAATTCATATGCTCTTTCATGAAACGGCTCTGCATCGCCAAAGCCAAGACTCGACACCGCTTCCTTCATCGCTGCAAGTTTCGGCACAACAGATAATAATGCAAACTTTACCCAATCTATTTTATCAGCTACATTATATTCATTAACTATCTTAACTCTAGCATTATCACCGGGACGATTAAGAACAGTACCGCCGGATTCATATAAATCAGACATATACATTCCCATCGTAAATCCAAAAGAATATGTAGCTCCACTTTCGCTGTCGAGTTTTCCAGCGCTCAAATCTTGAAATGTCAAAGTCATATCTGGTTCTGCTTTTCTTGCTTTTTCAATAAAATATACACTCTCTTCGGCATAAGAAGCTGATATATCATAGTTGTAGCCAAAATCCGGTAATGCTAATAAATCTATATTTTTGCCAAATCGATCAATGCCCAATTGTTCAAAACTTGCATTAGTGTTGTAATCGTCTTGAGCTACATTTGTCGTTGAACAAGACAAGGCAATGTCGTCCCCGATACTATAATTGGATGAACCCAACGCCATTTCGCCAAAATGATCTTGCAAAAGCTCTGCTACTTTATATGGATATGCGCCTCTTTGTTTTGCAATCGGTGCAAAGTCGTCAAGTTCAGCATCGGCGTCTTCGGTCGGATCAACATAAAAATTTACCCATTTTTCGAAAAGATTAGTTTTTCGCTGGTGGGCTGTGAATGGCATTCCCATTGTATCAGAAAGAATCATATTTATAAGCCCCCAATTCTTCATACCAGGACCATTGCCCAGCATATCATAAGAAAAAGCGACCTTCAATTGTTCCATATCACCACCAAGCACAGCAGACACAACTGCTTTTTGCTCTTCAGATTCAAATGGAATTACCCCATTATCACAACCAGGATCAGACACCAATGGAGGCATATTATCATCAATATAATTCGGTATACCTTTCATAAGAATTGCTCCCAAATCATCTAAATCATCAAGCATTGAAGGTTGCAGCCGCATTGCTTCACATTGTTCCTTAGTTGCTCTGCCTTCTAATAAATTACATCTATGCTCATTAAACTGATCTATTTGCTCTGGTGTTGCGCAAAGTGATGGATTTGCCGGCAACACTTCATCCTCTGGTATGTTATTTAAGGCGTCTTTCATTTGTTTTGTAAAATCTGCCGGCATCAAATTACCGCAATTTTTAAAGAAATTACCTATTTTTTCTTTATTTGGAAAAGCTGCTTGCATATCTGGATATTCATATTCGATAATTGTACTAAAAATATTTAAAAATTCATTAGATGGCTCACCTGAAAAAGCTTGCAGCATTTCTGTTTGGGTTGATGCCGATGATACATCTTCTGCCATTGCTAATACTTGTTCCTGATCAGCCAACGCAGAACCGCCGCTACCTAAAGAATTAAACATGTCCATTATTGTATCATTAACTTGCTCTTCATCGGCTTCCGGGCCGCAGATAGATTCACGAACAACATCTGCAAAGGTTGATCTTCCGGTTGCTATGGAAGGTAAGGCGGCAGCAATATCACCAACAGTCTCTAGTGCTTTACAGATAGCATTTCCTATTAATTCACATATTTTCACTAATAATTTCATTATAATTTTAATAATTAATTTCTGCAGTGCTATTCTTAAAGCCATCCAAATAAACTTCATAATATCTTTAAATTCTGGAATCCAACCAAATGGATTCTCTAATCTTGGAAATGTAATATCGGTGATATTATTGCACCAAGGAATTTCGAGATCTTTAATAAAATCCATAAAACTCGGATTAAATATTGGCGGGCGTGGGCAATCTAATAATGCAATAATTTTTGCTACAACAGGGGCGCCTGGGAACTTATTAAATTCATCGAGTAATTCTAAAAGATTATCTTGATATAATTCTAGAAGCGCTAGCATATATGCTTCCATTACAATATTTGGACTAAGTTGGTTTTGATTAGCCTCAGAGCCAACATTAAACTGTTCTGTTAAAGTGGCGTTGCCGGTTTCTGAAGTTTGTTGCAACTCCGAAGCCGTCATGCCGCTTTCGGTTCCTTCCTTTTTATTTTCTCTTTCTTGTTCTACTAACTCTTCTGACTCCCAAGGATTTGACCACTCTAATTTGCCTTCGATAGTATCAGAAATCTGTTGACCAGAACTTCCTTCTTTAAACACATCACCGCTTTCAATCTTTTTCTGAACTAATGCTCCTAACTCTGCTTGTTTATCTGCCGGTAATCCAACAAACAACTCACCGAATTGTTCTATTCCCATAGCTTTAAAGGCACTTTTTAGCATACTTGCTAGCGCCTCTTCGAGAGACAGGCCACCCATTAAACACCCAATTGCGTCCATCAATAAATCAAACAACCCACAAAGCTTAATTTTATCAAATCCGTGTTTCCAGATATCATTTACTGCATTTCCACCACCACCGCTGACGCCAA